GCTGTAGAAGAGCTTATTAAAGTGGCTAAAGAGGCTATTGTTGATAGTGGTGATGATATTACTGCTGATAGACTTAAAAACGCTGCTGCTACTAAAAAGCTAGCTATATTTGATGCATTCGAAATACTTAACAGAATACAAGAGGAAGAGGCGATACTCGATGGAAAAGAACCTGAAGAAAAAAAAGAACGTGTATTTAAAGGATTTGCTGAAGGAAGATCTAAATGAGTTACGAGCAAACGCTATATAGTATAATTGAGCCTATTAAGAAAACTACGATTAGTAGACTTAATAAAGGTAAAAAATGGAAATACGGATATGACAAAGAGCACGATGTTGTTGTTGTATCTAAGACTGGTCAAATAGGTGAAATATACGAGATTCAGAATTTAAAAATAGCTCTACCAAAACCGCCTAGCAATGTCTACGCTAACGAAGAGCAGAAGTGGCGTAAAATAGAATACCCTAAGTCTTTAGAAAAAATAAAAAATATATTTGACTGGAGAGCTTATCCTGAAGAGCAAAAAGAACAATGGTACGATTATATAGATGAAGAATTCAAAAGAAGAGACGAAGGCTTCTGGTTTTGCAATGCTGGTGTTCCAACTTATCTTACGGGAGCTCACTACATGTACCTCCAATGGTCTAAAATAGATGTAGGCGCTCCAGACTTTCGTGAGGCTAATAGATTATTTTTTATATTTTGGGAGGCTTGTAAAGCTGATAAAAGATGTTACGGTATGTGCTATCTTAAAAACAGACGTTCTGGCTTTTCTTTTATGAGCTCTGCTGAAACCGTTAACTTAGCTACAATATCGAGTGATAGTAGATATGGAATACTATCCAAAAGTGGTGGTGATGCTAAAAAGATGTTTACTGACAAGGTTGTACCTATATCTATAAACTATCCTTTTTTCTTCAAGCCTATTCAAGATGGTATGGATAGACCTAAGTCTGAGCTAGCATATCGTGTGCCAGCGAGTAAGTTTACTCGTAAAAAAATAGAGGTTAACGAACAGTTAGAAGATATAAAAGGTCTAGACACGACGATTGACTGGAAGAACACTGGTGACAACAGTTATGATGGTGAGAAACTTTCTTTACTTGTTCACGATGAAAGTGGTAAGTGGGAAAGGCCTGACAATATACTTAACAACTGGCGAGTTACAAAGACTTGTCTTAGACTAGGTTCTAGAATAGTTGGCAAGTGTATGATGGGTTCAACAAGTAACGCTTTGGATAAAGGCGGTGATAATTTTAAAAAGTTATATCAAGATAGTGATGTAACGCAAAGAAATAGAAATGGTCAAACACGTTCTGGTTTATACTCTCTGTTTATCCCAATGGAATGGAACTATGAAGGATTCATTGATGAATTTGGAAGCCCTGTCTTTAATACTCCCGGACGAGACGTTTATGGACCCGACGGTGAATTGATAGACATAGGTATTATTGAGCACTGGGACAATGAGGCCGATGGACTAAAAGGAGATCAAGATGGTTTAAATGAATTTTACCGTCAGTTTCCTAGAACAGAAGAACACGCTTTCAGAGATGAAGCAAAAAACAGTATATTTAACTTAGTTAAGATATACGAACAGATAGATTACAATGAAGGCATTAGAAATAGCTCTGTAGTTAACACGGGTAATTTCCAATGGGTGAACGGAGTAAAAGATACAAAGGTAGTTTTTTATCCAGATCCAAAAGGTAGGTTCAACATTAGTTGGGTTCCACCAGTAAACCTTCAGAATAGAGTTATAATAAAGAACGGAGTTAAATACCCGGGTAATGAGCATGTTGGTGCTTTTGGGTGTGATAGCTACGATATTAGTGGAACGGTAGACGGTAAAGGATCTAAAGGTGCTTTGCATGGTTTAACAAAGTTTTCAATGGAAGACGCTCCGCCAAATCACATGTTCTTAGAATACATTGCAAGACCACAAACCGCTGAAATATTTTTTGAAGACGTATTAATGGCTTTAGTATTTTATGGTATGCCATTGCTCGCTGAGAATAATAAACCTAGATTGCTTTATTATTTAAAGCGTAGAGGATATAGAGGTTTTAGTATGAATAGACCAGACAAAACATGGAACAAGTTGTCTGTGGCAGAAAAAGAAGTTGGTGGTATACCAAACTCTAGTGAAGACATAAAGCAAGCTCACGCTGCGGCAATAGAAATGTATATACAAGACCACGTAGGCCACAAAGGTGATGGTAATTACGGAAACGTATACTTTAACCAAACGCTGAACGAATGGAGTAGGTTTGATATAAATAAACGTACAAAGTTTGATGCTGCAATAAGTTCTGGTTTAGCTATAATGGCGTGCAATCGGCACTTATACAAACCTCACGCTGACATAAAAAAACCAGCACTAAACCTTAACATATCAAGATACACTAACACTGGTAACACATCAAAAATAATAAAATAAAAATATGGCAGAGTCTGTTATAAAAAATTATTTCCCAAGTCAAGTCGTTAGCGACGCAGAAAAAATAAGTTACGACTACGGCTTAAAAGTAGCTAAAGCTATAGAGTCAGAATGGTTTAACGACAACAGCGGAACTGACAGATATGAAAGTTATCAAAATGATTTTCATAGGTTAAGATTATACGCTAGAGGAGAACAGTCAATAAAGAAATACAAAGACGAGCTTTCTATAAACGGCGACTTATCATATTTAAACTTAGACTGGACGCCAGTGCCAATTATACCTAAGTTTGTAGACATTGTGGTTAACGGCATAGCAGAACGCGTGTACGATATTAAAGCGTATTCTCAAGATCCTAATGGCGTTGCTAAACGAACAGAGTATATGGAAAGTATACTTGGCGACATGGCAGCTAAAGAAATGAATGACTTCGCGGCTGAAGAGTTCGGCATGAACTTGTATGAAAACGATCCTGAAACTTTACCACAGACACAAGAAGAGCTAGAGCTTCACATGCAGCTAACTTACAAGCAAGCCGTAGAAATAGCTGAAGAGCAAGCTATAAAAGTTTTAATGGAAGGCAACAAGTACGATTTAATTAAAAAGCAATTTTTTTACGATCTAACTGTATTAGGTATTGGTGCGGTAAAAACTAGTTTTAACACGTCTGAAGGTGTAGTTATAGACTATGTTGACCCAGCCAACTTGGTTTACTCTTACACAGAGTCTCCTTACTTTGATGACATATATTATGTTGGTGAAGTTAAAACAATACCTATAAATGAATTAGCTAAACAATTTCCGCATTTAGAACAATCTGATCTAGAGGAAATAAACGAAACAAACTCAGCCCCTCAGACTAATAAGCATAGAGGTGGAGGTTATGAGAATCAAGACAACAACAAAGTTTCTGTACTATATTTTAATTATAAAACGTACATGAACGAGGTGTATAAAGTTAAAGAAACAGGTAGTGGAGCTAATAAAGTTATAGAAAAAGACGATAGATTTAACCCGCCTGAAGACGCTGAAAACTTCTCTAAATTACAAAGATCAATAGAGTGCTTGTACGAAGGCGCTATAGTTTTAGGGACGAACAAATTGCTTAAGTGGGAGATGTCAAAGAACATGATGAGACCTAAAAGTGATTTTACTAAAGTTAAAATGAACTACAGTATTGTAGCGCCTAGAATGTACAAAGGTAAAATAGAGTCTTTAGTTAAGCGCATTACGGGTTTTGCAGATATGATTCAGCTTACACATTTAAAGCTGCAGCAAGTAATGTCTAAAATGGTTCCAGATGGTGTTTATCTTGACGCTGATGGTTTAGCTGAAATAGACTTAGGTAATGGAACTAACTACAGCCCACAAGAAGCTTTAAACATGTTCTTTCAAACAGGTAGTGTTATTGGAAGAAGCTTTACTTCAGAAGGTGACATGAATCCAGGTAAAGTGCCTATTCAAGAAATAACTTCTGGATCTGGAGGCAACAAAATACAAGCGCTAATAGGTAATTATAACTATTACTTACAAATGATACGTGATACTACGGGTCTTAACGAAGCTAGAGATGGTAGCACGCCAGATGAAAGAGCTTTGGTTGGCGTTCAAAAAATGGCTGCAGCAAACTCAAACACCGCAACTAGGCATATATTAAACTCTGGTTTGTATTTAACGACTGAAGTAGCTGAAGCTTTGTCTTTAAGAATATCTGATATAATAGAGTATTCGCCTACAAAAGATGCTTTTATTCAAAGTATTGGCGTACACAATGTAGCTACGCTAGAAGAAATGAGCAACTTACACTTATATGACTTTGGTATATTTTTAGATTTAGCTCCAGACGAAGAAGAGCAAGCTAAGCTAGAAAACAACATACAACAAGCTTTAGCTCAACAGACTATAGACTTAGAAGATGTTATTGATTTAAGAGAAATAAAGAACATTAAGCTAGCTAATCAACTTCTTAAAATACGTAGAAAGAAGAAGATGCAGAAAGACCAGCAAATACAACAACAAAACATTCAAGCGCAGTCTCAAGCTAATATACAACAACAACAAGCATCTGCTCAAATGGAAGTGCAAAAGCAACAGGCTCTTAAGCAAGCTGAAGCTCAGCTAGCTCAAATGCAAGCTCAACTCGACGCTCAAAAACTACAAGCAGAGTCTGTCATTAAAGAAAGACTTATGGCTCAAGAGTTTCAATATAACATGCAGCTTAGAGCTATGGATAATCAGACGCTGATGAATAGAGAAAAAGAAAAAGAAGATCGTAAAGATAATAGAACTAAGATCCAAGCTTCACAACAATCAGAGCTTATAGATCAAAGAAAGTCAGGTAAACCACCTAAAAACTTTGAGTCATCAGGTAATGATACTATTGGAAGTGGATTTAATTTAGGTGGTTACGATCCTAGATAAATTACTAATTTATATTTTATATTATGGAAGAAAACGAAAACGTAGTCGAAGAGACTACACAAGAACAGGCTGTAGAGACAGTTGATGAAACTAAATTTGAAAGCGCTGGCGATGACAGTGTTATTAAAGTAGATTTAAGTAAACCAATTGAAAATGAAGACCAAGAACAAACAGCAGAAGCTGCAGATGGCTCAGCTGACGACGCAGGAGTGGTTGGAAGCGATGAAAGTGCCGACGCCACACCGGAACAAGAAGAAGTACAGCCGGAAGCCGAAGCACAAGATGCAGTACTAGAAGAAATTACTGATGAAGAGCCGAACGAGGCTTTGAAAGAATTAGTTGACGAAGTAGACGAAGCTGTTGAAGAAGCTGAGGTTACTGGCAAACCGTTACCAGAAAACATTCAAAAGTTAGTTGACTTTATGAATGAAACTGGCGGTACACTAGAAGACTATGTTAATTTAAACAAAGATTACTCTGGTTTAGATAACTTAACTCTTTTAAGAGAATACTATAAGCAAACTAAACCACATTTAGACGCGGAAGAAATAGACTTCATGATTGAAGATCAGTTTTCTTTTGACGAAGAAATAGACGAGGATAGAGATATAAAAAGAAAGAAATTAGCTTTGAAAGAGCAAGTTGCTCAGGCAAAGAACCACTTGGAGAGTGTAAAATCCAACTACTATGATGAAATTAAAAATGGCTCAAGGTTGACAAAAGAACAACAAAAAGCTATTAATTTTTTCAATAGGTATAACAAGGAATCGGAAGAGTCCAATAAAGTAGCTGAAAAGCGACTTAATACTTTTAAGCAGAAGACTGATAATCTTTTTAACGACAAGTTCAAAGGTTTTGAATACAACGTCGGTGATAAAAAGTACAGGTTTAATGTTAAAAATAAAGAGTCGGTTAAAGAAACACAGAGTGACATTAACAACTTCATCAAAAAGTTTTTGAACGAAGACAATACAATCTCTGACGCTAAAGGTTATCACAAATCTTTATACACAGCTATGAACCCAGACGCTGTAGCACAGCATTTTTACGAGCAAGGCAAAGCTGACGCTCTAAAAGATAGTGTTGCTAAAGCTAAAAACGTTAGCATGAATCCTCGTCAAGAACACGGCGGAGAAGCTAATACTGGTGGATTAAAGTTTAAAGTTTTGGGCCAAAATTCTTCTGATTTTAAGTTTAAAATTAAAAACAGAAAATAATTTATTAACCCATTTAAAACTATAAAAAAATGGCAATTACAAGTGCAAACGGAATAGACGCAGCGCCTAGAAAACAGACGCTAAACTCTAATTACGTTGATTTTACAAGTTCAGCTACTGAAGGCTGGGCACAACAATACTTACCAGACTTAATGGAGCAAGAAGCTGAAGTCTATGGTAAAAGAACTATCGCAGGATTTTTAGCTCAAGTAGGTGCTGAAGAGCCTTCTGCTTCTGACCGAGTAATTTGGTCTGAACAAGGTCGTCTACACTTAGCTTACACTGCTACTTACAATGACAACAACACAGACTATACTATCGTTAATGACGTAGATGGAAATGCAGTTGGTGCAAACCACGGTATTAGAGTAGGTGATATGGTTATCATGTCTGTAGCTGGTGCTACTGCTAAAGGTTATGTTTCTGCAATCGATCCAGATGATGATGATACTGATCAAATTAGAGTTATCGCTTATGGAGCTGCAAACATGACTACAGCCTTAGGTTCTACTGCTACTACAGCAGGAGCTGTAAGAATCTTAGTTATTGGTTCTGAATTTGAAAAAGGAACTGACGGAAGATCAGCTGCTAACGCGCCAAAATTCAAGTCTCACTCAAACAAGCACATCATCATGAAGGACTTCTACGAAGTATCTGGATCTGATGCTGCTCAAGTTGGTTGGGTTGAAATTTCTGGTGAAGAAGGTCAAAGTGGTTACTTATGGTATTTAAAAGCCGCAGGTGATACTAGAGCTCGTTTCTCTGATTATTTAGAGATGACTATGCTAGAAGCAGAAAAAGCTGTTGATGGCGCTGGAGCAATTGGTGGTACTGATCAAAGTATTAATGATGGTACTGAAGGTTTATTCGCTGCTATTGAAACAAGAGGTCACCAATCATCTGGTGTTACTGGTGTTAATGCTGCTACTGATTTAGCTGAGTTTGATCAAATTTTAGCTACATTCGACCAAAACGGTGCTATTGAAGAAAATATGTTATTTGTAGACAGAGGAACTTCTCTTGCTATAGACGATATGTTAGCTTCTATGAACTCTTATGGTGCTGGTGGTACTTCTTACGGTGTTTTTGACAACCAAGAAGATATGGCGTTAAATTTAGGTTTCTCTGGGTTCCGTAGAGGTTCTTACGACTTTTATAAGTCTGACTTCCGCTACTTGAACGACAAAGGAACTCGTGGAGCTCTTAATGATACTGTAAGCAACATTCGTGGAGTTGTAATTCCAGCGGGCGTATCTTCAGTATATGACGAGCAATTAGGAAAGAACCTTAAGCGTCCTTTCTTACACGTGCGTTACCGTCAGTCTGAAACTGAATCTAGAAAATACAAAACTTGGGTAACAGGTTCTGTAGGAGCTATGACTTCAGGAAAAGACGTTATGGAAGTACACTACTTATCTGAAAGATGTTTAGTGGTACAAGGTGCTAACAACTTCATGTTGTTAAACTAATCACATTATTATTAAGGTCGGGAGCTTCGGCTCTCGATCTTTTTTTTTTAATTATTATTATATTATATCATGGCAAAAAAACAAACAAAAAAAGCTGAAGTAGAACAGCCAGAAATAAAAGCTACAAATGAAATGCAAGAGGTTGTTATTAAGGAACCTGTTGTTGATAAAGAAAACAATAAAAAGAGTTGGGAGATAAAAGATAGAATGTACTATCTTAGAAATAACAAAACTCCACTAACTTATTTAATAAGAGGTAGTAATATTTTTTATTTTGATGAAGAGTTAGGCTACGAGCGTGAGTTAAAGTACACTTCCAATCAAAGAACTTGTTTTGTAGATGAAATGAAAGGAGAGCAACGACTTGAACACATTATATTTCAAAATGGTCAGTTGTTTGTTCCTAAAACAAAAACGGTATTACAAAAGCTTTTGAGCTTATACCACCCGCACAACGGAAAACTGTTTGAAGAACATAAACCAGTTGAAGTTGCTGCTCAGGAAATTGACATTTTAGAATTAGAAGTAGAAGCTTTAGTAGCTGCGAGATCTTTAGACATAGATATTGCTGAAGCGGTAATGCGTGTAGAATTAGGATCTAAGGTAACAGAGATGAGTTCTAAAGAGCTTAAAAGAGATTTACTGTTATACGCTAAAAGAAGTCCTTCTTTATTCTTAGAACTTGTTAATGACGACAATGTTATGTTAAGAAACTTTGGTATTAAAGCGACAGAGCTAGGAATATTAAAACTTTCTAACAATCAGCGTGATTTTCTTTGGGGATCTAACGACAGAAAACTAATGACAGTTCCGTTTGATGAACACCCATATTCTGCTTTAGCCGCGTGGTTTAAAACAGATGAAGGTATGGAGATATACTCCAACATAGAAAAGCGATTAAACGCGTAATCATCCTATAGTAGAGCAGCCACTCTTCGGGGTGGTTGCTTAACTATAAAAATAAAACATAATGGCGGAACAATTTGCAAACGTAGATACTGTCTACCAGACAGTGTTAGCATTAGCTAACAAAGAACAAAGAGGTTATATTACGCCTCAAGAGTTTAACCTATTCGCCAGGCAGGCTCAGATGGAAATATTTGAGCAATACTTTTACGATTTAGATCAAGTTAAAAGAGGTGTTCAAACGACTAGCTCTAGCTTTTCGCCTAACTTAAAGCAAATTTTAGAAGACTATTTATCTAAGTTTATAACAACTGCTAATTTAACTGCAGACGGCGCGGCCTACTCGCTACCCAACAATCACTACAAGTGCTCAACGGCAATGCTTATCGTTGGTCAAGACAGATATAATATAGAGAAAGTTACTAGGGCTGATAGCTTAAATATTACTAGCAGTGGCTACTTGACAAAGCCAAACGTAAGAAGGCCAAACTACTACGTAGTTGGCAACTTGTTTTACCTAGCGGCAAACCTTGAGGAAAGTTATGCTTCAGATCATACTGTTTTTTATTCTTACTTTAGAAAACCTAAAGATCCCAATTGGACGTATTTAGTTGTTAACGAAAAAGCAATATGGGCACCTAACAATTCTACTCAACACTTTGAGCTAGATAAGGCTGAAGAAAGAACTTTAATTTTAAAAATACTACAGTACGCAGGGGTATCTATAAAAGAACTTACGCTAACTCAAGTAGCGGGACAAGCAGACGCCAATACAACCGCTCAACAAAAACAATAAAAAATGGGATATTTATACGGTAAAACAGACTTAAGCTATTACGAAGGCTCAGAGCACGGTGACTATCAGTTTTGTTCTTTAGATGATATTATAGAGCAATTTATGGTTGTTTATGTTGGTGATGAAAAACTAATAACTAATGTTAGTAGAACAGATGTACAGTTTCACGCGTATAGAGCTTTAGCTGAACTTTCTTTTGATACTTTTAAATCTGTAAAAGCTCAACAAATAGAAGTGCCGCCAAGCTTAACTATGATATTGCCGAAAGACTATGTCAACTACACAAAGCTTAGTTGGGTTGATTCTTCTGGCATTAAGCATCCTTTATATCCTACAAAAGATACTTCAAATCCATTTGAAATAAAGCAAAACTTAAGTGGCGCTTATGAGTTTCCAACTCAAGCAGATCTTTTTCAAAACGCAAGCTTTACAAACAGATTAGAGGGTTGGATTAAAAGCACGCAGGTGGTAAGACCTTCTTCTGTAGGCGGAGTTGTAACCAGTGTTTCAGTAGACGCCTCTGCAGAAAATCCAGTTGTAAAGTTTCAAACTCACGCTACAATAGGAAGTTCTAATGGTAATCCTTCTTATGGCTATTGCACGTATATATATCAAGAGATAGACGCTGCAGATCTTGGCGCTATATCTTTTGGAGCTACAGCAACTACCAACGCCGCTTCGAGTATTACTATTACAGAAGCTGAAGCTGCTGCTGCTGATACAAACTACGGTACTGCTGGAACTTTTACTAAGCCTGGTAGTACAGTTAGAGTGGGGCTTTCTACTCAACCACCTTCCGATAAAATCACTATGCAAAACTACGTTTGGCAAGGCGTTCAGTACGTGGCTCCTACTTCAAATGCTAATCCAAACTATTTTGACTTAGGCTATATAGAGTGGACGCAAGGTGAAAGTGGCCTTAAAAACTACGAAGGAGAACTTATAGACTTAACAAATGCTACTGGCACAATATATTTGGTTGCGTTAAGTATTATTGATCACGCGGATATTGATGTTACGGCCTACAACAGTAGTTTGCTATTTGACACGGCTACCGTAGATGATATAGCAATATCAAATCTTAATGTTAAACCTTCTTTAACAGAAGTAGATTCTGGCATTTCTTCAACTTTTAAAAACTATAAAGCTAACACGCCTCACGAAAATCAAACTGAGGACTACGAAGATGACACATATTGGCCTCAGCAAGGCGAAAGATATGGCCTTGAACCAACGAGGGCTCAAATAAACGGATCTTACTATATAGACAACCGAATGGGCAAAATAAACTTTAGCTCTAACATTGCAGGAAAAACTGTGATATTAGATTATATAAGTGATAGCCTTGGCACTGACGGCGAAATGAAAGTACATAAGTTTGCTGAAGACGCAATGTACAAATGGATAACCCACTCGGTGTTATCGAGCAGGATAAACATACCTGAGTATATAGTTCAGCGTGCTAAAAGAGAGAAGTTTGCTGCAACTAGACAAGCAAAGCTAAGACTATCAAACATTAAGTTAGAGGAGATTACTCAAATACTTAGAGGTAAGTCTAAGCAAATAAAACACTAGTAGATGGCAGAAATAAAAAACACATTTCTTAAAGGTAAAATGAATAAAGACCTTGACGAAAGATTAGTGCCTAAAGGAGAATATATAGACGCTATGAACGTTGAGGTTTCTACTTCAGAAGGATCTAACGTTGGTACGGTACAAAATATACTAGGTAACTATAGAGTGGCGGGTCTTTCTAACGCTGAGTTTAAGTGTATAGGTTCTATAACCGACGAGCAAAATAATAGAATTTACTGGTTTGTTACATCTACCACCGTAGATATGATATTAGAGTGGGACGACCAATTACAAAAGTCTACCCTTGTTTTTGTTGATCCTAATAAAAGAAACAGTAATTCAGCTTTAAATTTTCCAAATACGCATGTTACTGGAATAAACATTATCGATGACTTTTTGTATTGGACCGACGGCATAGGAGAGCCTAAAAAAATAAACGTTAGACTTTGTAAGTTAGGAACAGATCAAAATCAAACTACAGGTTTAAACAAGCACACTACTTATGTTACGCCTCAAAACGAGGTTACAGACGCTTTGCTTACTGAAGACTTTATAACTGTAATAAAGAAAAGACCTTTATCTCCTCCTTTTGTAAAAATAAATCATAACAAAAACAAATCTGAAAAAGGTATATTTGAAAGAGTAATGCCTAGGTTTTGTTTTAGGTATAAATATAGAGACGGCGAATACTCTGCTTTTGGACCTTTTACAAACGTAGTGTTTAGCGCTAAACATCAAGACGGCACAAGCGCCTCTGATTTTTACTCTAATAAAGAAGTTTACAACAAATCAATGGTCAACACCGTAAAGTCTGTTGAGCTTATGGATTTTATACCAGCTGATATTCCAGCTGACGTCGTTCAAGTAGACTTGCTTTATAAAAGCGAAGGCTCAAATGTAGTTTACTCTATAGCAAACATAAAGCCTTCTGACGATGAGTTTAAGGCCGATGGATCTACTCAAGGAGTTGACAATCTTTATGGAGCGCAAGAAAACAATAAGGGTAGATATTTAGTTACAACAGAAAACATATACGCTGCCTTACCTGAAAACCAAATGCTTAGATCTTGGGACAATGTGCCTAGAAAAGCTGCCGCTCAAGAAATAACAGGTAATAGATTAGTTTACGCAAACTATACTCAAGGCTACGATATGCCAAGCTCTAGCATTAAACTAAAGTCTAGCTACGAAAAGAAAAGCTTAAAAAACAACAACGCTTTAAGTGGAGGGCTTGAGTCTGTAAAGTCTTTAAGAGATTATCAGCTTGGCGTTGTCTACGGTGATAAATACGGTAGAGAAACACCAGTGTTTTCCTCTACAAACGCGTCTGTTAATATTCCCTGGGTAGGCACTAATAGTGATAGGCCTAACTTTTTAAGCCCAATGGTGCTAACTAGTAGTATTAAAACGCCAACGCCAGATTGGGCTAAATACTTTAAGTTTTATATAAAAGAAACATCTGGAGAATATTATAATTTATTAATGGATAAGTTGTATATTCCAAGCATAAGCACAGATTTTGACAATAAAGAAGAGCACGTTTGGCTTTCGTTTCCTTCTTCTGAAGTAAACAAAATAACAACAGAAGATTATTTAATCTTAAAAAAAGTTTCAAGTTCTACAGATAACCACGTAGAAGACGCTAATAGATATAAAGTTATAGATGTAAAGCCAGAAGCGCCTAACTCTGTGGCTTACGTATACTTACCTGTTGGTGAAGTTTCAAACCTAACAGAGTCTACAAACCTAGCTAACGCCGGTGCAGAAGGCTCGTTGTTTCAAGACAGCGAGTTTAGAATAGATAAACAAACAGATATTATAGAAATTGACAAGTCTTCTTGGTTTACGTTTGGTTATCCAGTTTTAAGAGGTACAGGCGCGCCAAATGTTTCAGGTGTAGATAACACTGAGTTTGTAGATAATATATATATTTCTTGGAAAACAGTAGACGCTAGTGGATTTGAGGTTCACTCAAGAAGGTATAAAGCGGTTTCTATAGAAATGGGTAGCGCTATGAGGCTAAAGCTACAGAAAAAGATACACGTAGACGACGCGGCTTTAGCTGCTAACACAGCAAATAAACTTAATGCTGATTTAGTGTTTACAGTTTATAGAAAAGAAAAGCGAGACGCTGAAGAGTTTTCTGGCAAGTTTTTTGTTAAGATACTGTCCGACGAAGTTATAAAAAACAATATAACTACAATAAAGTCAAACAAGTCTATAAGTGAGTTTATTTCTGCTTCTAAAGATATGTTTTGGTGGGCAGATAGAACTGGTACTTATGAAGATCAAGGGTTAGCAAACGTGCCTAGTTTTGGACAAGCTCCTGACAGCCAACCTAAGGATGAAGACGCAGTAAGCGGTATATCAAACAAAGCCTCTGAGTGGGACGCTTTGCTTACAAGCTACTCGAAAGCTTTTTTCATAGACAACATGCACATGTCTGCCGCTAACTTATCTTCTAGCGGCTACGCTAAAGAAGCAGGTCAAGGCGTTATTGCAAATGAATTAACCTACGGTAAAGTAAAGTGGAACTCTGAAGGTGAAGAATATCCTTGGGACTTAAACCAATATACAACTTGGTCTTTAGCCGACACATCAAGCTACAGCACGTGGCAGGGTAGAGTTAGATCGTTTATACCTGGCGTACTAACTACTACTAATGACCAAGTAAACGGTTTTTATAGATGGAAAAACGATATATTTAGTCAAGAAACAAACGAAACCTACGGCGAGGAAGTCGGTGGTCACTACATGCACGTTTCTTTTTTCGCGCCTGGAAAAAATTTATTTGATTCTTCTGGGATTAGCTTAGATGACATAGAAGTTACTGGCGCTAATGGCTTAGGTAAAATACTACAAGGTATATGGGGCGGAGGTGCTTTTACTAACGAGCAAGGAACTTCGCTAGGAGACAATGATGACGGGAACGATGTAAAGTTTGTTGAGTTAGAAGGAAACTACGTTGACGACGAACCTTTAGGCGAAGCGCCATCACCGGGCGTAGGTATAGGTTATGACTTAGAGTATAAAGAACTGCATGAAAGACAGTGGGACCCAACCTTTTCACCTACAAAGTGGACGCAGTCAAGTTCTACTCAAACAGATAACAACATCGAAGACTTTGTTAAGAATTTAGCTATTGGTAAAAAGTTTAAGCTTGAAAAAGACAGCAACGATGTCGTGTACACTATACTAGACGTTTCCATAAAACACGTGTATAATCATACTCCTTTTAGATCTAAATTTGTCTTTGCCAACACCGATGAAGGTGGAATATATAGACACGCAGATCAAAAAAGTGTTGAAGAGTGCGCTGTTGAGTGGGCTACAGCTAAGCTAACAGACGCAGTTGACGGTCAAGACACCGCTTTACTTACTAAGCTAGAGAACTTTGGTAAAGCTAGCAACAGAAGAACTGTATTTGTATTAAAGCTAGATAAAGCCCCGCAGCAACAAACTAACAGCCCTATTATAGGTGGCACGACTTCAGCTATGGCTATTGATGTAAACACGTCTATGAAAATGCAGTTTATAGACGATAAAGCTCAAGCTTTGTCTGGAGCTGTTAAAGATGTTTCTGCTGTATTTGAAACAGAGCCTAAAGATTCTTTAGACTTAAACATATTCTACGAAACTGGTAGCGCAATTCCAACAGAATTAACAATAGATAACGTTAGTCAGTTTGCTCCTGTAGGGTCAAGAATTGAGTTTGTTGATTTACCTAGCGCTACTAGAGGTAAAGATACTATAACCGACAATATATATGTAAAAAGTTGGGAGCACGCCGAAGGAGTAGGACTTTATTTTAATACTGAAAGCGAAAGCGCTACAGCTAGTTCTAACGGTTTAGGCTTTAACATAAAAAACAATCAAGACGTACAAATAGACTACGTTAACACTAGAATTAGATTTTATAGACCAGACGGCAGCTTTACAACCTGTAGGCTTGGACCACATTATGAGCTTGAAAGCGATGCTAGTCAAAGAGCTGTATTTACAGTAAACCCTATAATAGACGCTTCTTTAGAAACTGGGTTAAGTTGGTATAACTGCTTTACGTTTGGAGACGGTATTGAATCTAATAGATTAAGAGATGATTTTAACGCTACGTTTATAGGTAATGGTGCTAAGGCTTCTACCACGCTAGAAGAGCCTTACTCTGAAGAAAGCAGGAAGCACGGTTTAATTTATTCAGGCCTTTACAACGCTAGTAGTGGATTAAACAACTTAAATCAGTTTATACAAGCAGAAAAAATAACAAAAGACTTAAATCCTACTTACGGAAGTATACAAAAGCTTTTTTCAAGAAGAGCTGATCTTATAGCTTTTTGCGAAGATAGAGTTGTTAAAATACTAGCAAACAAAGACGCTTTGTTTAATGCTGATGGTAATACTAACATTGTAGCAACTACAAACGTTTTAGGTCAAGCTACACCTTTTGTTGGTGACTACGGTATATCTAAAAATCCTGAATCGTTTGCGTTTGAGTCGTATAGAGCATATTTTACTGATAAACAAAGAGGCGCTGTGCTAAGATTATCTATGGACGGTTTAACACCTATATCCGACGCTGGCATGCACGATTATTTTAGAGATAATCTTCCTGAGTCTGGAACGTTGTTGGGTACTTATGACGAATATAAAAGACAATACAACTTAACGCTTAACGATTACATATATAACAACTTAATACAAAACTCTTATATTTCAGAAGGTGAAGAGCTAAGCGTGTCTTCTTATGTTACAGAAATAATTGACAACCCTAACCTTGAGTCTGGTATTGAGTATACAGCTGTTGACATAGCTAACATATATGACAACGCGACTGAGGGTGATGAAAATCTTCCTGTTGTTAACTCATCAATAGATTCTGAGGTTACAATAATAAACTGGCCAGAAATACCAGTTGGAGCTATAAGCCAAGCTTGGGATAACTTTAGTACGGTAGTCTCGTACAATCCAGTCTACTCAGACGTACTAATACCAAACTACGGAGCTATAATGGTTCCGGGTAATTCAAGCAATGGCGCTGAGCAATATCAAACAAACGTAGGCGCTACAGTAACTGTTACCACGGAAGCATCAAACCCATCTTTTAGTACAAGTCCGTACTGGATGTTTATAAGCCAAAGTGACGACTCTCCTTTTGGTTCTAGTGGTATGGGTGCTATGGGGCAAGTAGGAAACGGCGCTACGTTTAGGCGAACTTTAAACGAAACTGACTATCCAGCGGACAGTGGTAACCATGTTCAAAGTAGCATTAGTTACGCAAATAATTCTACTTCAACGTACGACACTGATTTTGCTGGTGGTAGTGGAACAATATCAGGTACTATTAACGGTAACTACGGATTCTCGTACAGTTCAGTCGATACACACCAGGGTGTTATTTCATTTAGAGAAAACGGAACAGGAAATAACGTTAACGGGTTACAATACCGCTCTGGTACTGGCGTTAACGGTAGCGGTAATTCTTATGGCGCTAGAAGGCATGCATTTTGGTTTCCATGGAGTGCTTCTGATGGTTCTTTTCCAACCAACTACATACAGTCCGCTATATCAAATGCTCACCCAGGCTTTCATAACTTAAGTGTTCTTAATAGAGAAGAGTTTTCTGTGCTAATAAAATACAAGGTTAGAACAATGGATGCTTTTGGTGAAAGCCTTTACGGCGTTCCTGATGGAGGTATGACCTACTCTATAAAAGTGCAGCTTTACGATGGCACAACGCCAATTAAAAGCTACACTGACGCTGCGGCTAACGATGAAGGTGAAACATACGTTTATAATGATGTTACAACTTCTGATGTTAATGTTACTGCTCAAGGAGATTTTGTTGGGCTTCAAGTAACACCCACAGCTGGAAGCCTTGGCTTTCAAAGCGAACCTAGTTATACTCACAATGGAACTGTTAACTATCATTCTTGGGAAAGCGCTGATGAAAGATACATAAAGCTTTACTATAAAGTTGCTCGAGGTGCAAAAAATCCGAATATGCCCAACTATTGGAGTGACTACATGCTACCTTTATCAAAAGTTATTGATCAACTAAATGTAAAGGTTGAAATGGACACTCAACCTGGCGAAGAGTACGATATATTGTTTACTAGCGTAAGAATTAAAAAAGAATTTAGAAACTCTAATCCAGGCGCAGCAGAGTACGACGAGCAAGTTGCGGCAGAAGCAGAGTTTGCGTATTACAACGTAGACGCGCAAGTATACGACACTTCTGCGAGTGGTGTTCAATACGGAACCTTAGCGGCCGCTCAAGGTGTAACTGCAGAAAACTTAGGCGACTTTGACACTGGTGAGGACGAGCAGACTAGTCAAACCCCTGTTTATGGAACTGAATCTACGCCGGCAATCCCTAGCTCTACAATACCAGCGTGGGCAGAAGTTATACACACTTTGCCTTCAGGCTACTATTCTACCGGTGTCACTCAACTTAACTACGCCGCGTTACAGCAGTATGGACAAGAAAACCCTGGAGCATGGCAAACAGAATCGATTACTCAAGAAGGTGTTACAAACGATTATCAATATTACACGGGCACTGACAACGGCACGACAACGTATCAGCAGTATGGCGCAGGTGAAGCTTATGACAACCACAATGGAGCGGCCTTATCTTCTTATAATATTGCTGGAGTAACAAATCACGTTGTAGACGGCTCAATAGGAACGTTAGACACAGCTGCAGAAGTGGCAGGGTTTGAAGTAGATGTAGAATTAGTAGATGGTGATTGGTACATGGTTGATCTTGGCTACGATCCAGACTCTATTACTATTAGCACGCCAAGTACAAGTAACTTTTTAAAAATAAACGGAGATACTATTCCTATAATATATGGATGCATACCCGCGGCTACAGGTGGTGGCGATGCGTACAAAACAACTCCTGGCGATGCAAACTATCCAAACGGCTACTTTGGTCAAATGTATAGATACCCAGGAGCAACAGGAAACACAAACAGTAGTGGAAGTGTAGTAACTCCAGTTGGTGGTGTAATATGTATGCCAGTAATGGCCACGGAATATGGAGAAGAAAGACCTGTGCTTAGAGCAGTGTTTCAAGCTAGCAGTCAATCTTACGAAGGCTTAGACAAAGTTAGACTTTCATTGTGGGACTGTCAAAATGGACTTTTTGAAATTAACGACATTACAGTAATTAATATTTCTGAAACTGGTAGTTTAGGTGGATTTTCCGAAGAGTGGAGTTCTCAAACAACAAGCAATTTAATAAACGCTCTTAGCGAACCTGTTTCTTACTATCAAAACGGCGGTTGGGTTTGGAACATACCAGAAACATACAGCGGTAATGGAGCTGCCAATAGAATAAATTACGACTGGTCAGGTGACGAGCTTACTAGTGCTACTTCAGCCGGCTATGCTTTAAAGTTTGGAATACAACCAAACCCAGACACGGGGACTGTAGAAGGAAAGCTATATATAAGAATTGAAACTCCTGAGTGGGAAGATGGTCAAACTAGAGTTATTAGAGCCATAGTAGATACAGCGGGTGATTACACTGTGTTTTTTAATCTTAACGAATCAAGCATATCAAGCGTAGTGCAGCCGGAAGGTTCTAACGCTAGCATTACAGGAGTAAGTGTTCAACCTCCAGATACACCAGGTATATATGCTAGGCCTATAAATCAAGATGGCTCTACTGGTAACGTTGTGCCAAATTGGTTTGTTGGCAAGTTAGATTATTTGTCTATAATAGACGAAACTTCTATAGTAAGTGGAGGTGTTGTAGGCTCATGGGTATTTAGTGAAATAGATTACGAGAGCGGTGAAATAAATACTCTTAGCGCAGAAAACGTTGACAATCTTTTGTTTGCAGAAGAACAAATTAAATGGAATGAGGCATTAAAAGGACTAAGAGTTTCTCAAGCCATAGAACAAGAAGTATTAGTTGGTCAAAAATACAACGTTAGCTTTAACGTAACCTCTTACACTTCTGGCTCTATAGAAGTTACTTATTACGCTAGTCCAACAGCAGGATTTACGCTTACGGTAGACGAAGGCACGCTTAATGTTTCAGAAACTGTAGAAATACAAAGCATTGACTCTTTTGACTCTGATCAACATGTAATAGGTTCTTTAATGATAACTTCTTCTAGCGAAGACTCTTTAACAACCATGTCTATAGACAACATTACAATGACTCAGATTGCTTTTCCTGAAGTAACAAAGCAAACTATATCTTACAGCGAAGAGGTAAAAGGTTGGACTAGTTTTAAGTCGTTTATTCCTGAAAGTGGAACTAGTGTTTCTAAAAAGTATTTTACTTTTAAAAACGGAGAAGCCTATCAGCACTACCATCAAGAAGCTACACCAAACACTTTCTATAACCTGCAATCAGTTTCTTCAACAATAACAACGCTTTTAAACGATGCGCCTGAGCTTATTAAGAACTTTAAAACAATAAACTATGAAGGATCGCAAGCTCACGTTCCTAGTAGTGAAACAGTTTTAGGTGTTACAGACTCAGGCTTGCATAATCAATTTGCTAAAGTTGGATGGAAAGTATCAAGCATAGATACAAACATGGAAAGCGGCTCTATAAAAGAGTTTATAGAAAAAGAAGACAAGTGGTTTAATTACATAAAAGGAAAAGGTGAACCTAAGACATCTGATTTTACATTTCAAGGTATAGGAATTTTGTCGGCAAATCCTGTAGAGCTAGTATCAGAAAACATTGAAGAAGAATAGACTATGAAGTTAATAAAATCAATACAACTAAACACTGGCGACATACCTAAAGAAGGAGCTGTAAGAAGCTTTACTATAAAAGGTGACGAAGGCGCTAAGTTTATATTTATAGTAAGTAATTCTTCTGGATCTTACTACGACTTTACTGACAAAGCTTTTTCTGCAGGACACTCTTCTCAAAAAATGATTAAAGGTGAATTGTTAGGCGGTAGCTACGATGGCGAAATAGAATTTCCAGACGCAGCTGGATCTTTGTACGATATACTTTTAATTGCTGATCCAACGGACGGAACAGCGATGAAGCTTGGCAAAGCAATAAATAAAAGAATAACTCAACTAGGTAACACGACCTTAACGCTAGCCTTAGCCTCAACAGCTAACTCTAGTTCTTATAAAACGTTTCCTAGCAACGTAACTGTTGTCGGTAGCCCAACAAGCTCTGCTTCTAAAAGTATTAGCTGGAATATAGAAAACGCTGATACTGATGCTAATGGCTTTGGTCTTATTATTAATCAAGACGAGCCTACCACAAACTTAATAATACAAGACAAAGCTTGGTATTTTTCAAACACACAAACTGTGGACGGCGATGTTTCTTCTTCTACTACAATTAAACTTGACTCAGTAAGCGATATTATAGTAGGTATGTCAGTTTATAGTGGAACTGGTTTGTCTGGCACTCCTAGCGTGCAGTCAGTAGATACTACAGCTAACACTATAACTATATCTAGCGCTCAGACAATTTCAAACGGAGTAACTTTAACATTTAGAGCGTCAGGAATGTCTTTAATAAATAGCGTGTTAGGTTGTTCCATAACGCCAGATTTAAGGCTTACAGATTTAGTTAGAGTAACCTCAACCGTGAGAGGCACTGTTAGTGGCAGCACGGTCGTAACGCTCAACGGAACTTATGGTATTCCAGGCGGGGACATTGCCACCTACACCGGTAACGGCGTTAACAATTCTAGCACCAACACTGTTACAAACAACAGAACCGCTAGTGGCAACAACGTGGCCTCAGCTTCCGCTGGAGAAATGGTAGTAACACTTGCTCAAACATTTAAAGGCGGCGAGGTGCTAACTTTTGATGTTGCCCCGCCTAAATTGTTAGCCGACTCAATAATTCTTTCTGGTGGCATAACTGTAAACTCACAGCCAAACGCAAACAGAACAATATACTTAGATTTAGATTTTATAATAACCCCAGGAACAACCGCATAATATGCCAGATACATTTCACAAATTAACAGTTAACGTCGAAGGTAGCTTAAACGCTTCCTTGCAATCTGGAGATATAGCTTACAAAGTTACTCAGCAGACTTATACCTCTAGCAACAATGTCTCGTACGCTCAAAACTCTCCAGTTAAAATCGGGGAGATAAGTAAAGTTGAAAACAACAACTTATATATTAAAAACATGATTGTAGATAATGCGCCTCAAACTGGTGACTTAATTATGTTTGCTAAAAACAAAACTGTCAACAAGTCTGGCATAAAAGGTTATTATGCAAAGGTAAAGCTAGAAAACAACTCAGACGAGCTAGTAGAGCTGTTTTCAATAGCATCGGAAATTTCTCCAAGCAGTAAATAGTAGCTCATTAATGTAACTATAAATAGATAAAATATAATATTATGGCAATATACGGCTCACGTTCGCCTTTTAAAAAAACTGAAGGTAAAGAAAGTCCTTTAAAAGGAATACCAGTTGGATTACCCGCTGCCTTACAACTTGGCGGAGCTGTTATGGGGTTCTTTGGAAAGCGTAAAGCTAGAAGACAAGCTAGAAGACAACAGCAAGCAGATCAACAAAGATTTAACGAAATGCAGGCTCAATACAATGCTATTGAGTTTCAAAACCCATACGAAGGATTAACTAATCCATACGCTAATCTTACTAATCAAATGTCAGGCCTTTCTAATCAGTACGAAGGTATGGCTAACCAATTTTCAGGCCTTACTAATCAATACGCTGGTTTGCAAAGTCAATATGGTGGAATGGAAAATCAGTTTGCCGGATTAACAAATCAATATGCTGGTTTACAGAATAGATTCTCTGACATGCAGAATACTATGGAAGACCTAAGAGTTGACACTAGAGCCGCAGACTTTGCTAGAGAGCAATCGCAGCAACAACAAGCTAATTTACTAAGTAGTCTAGGTGGAGCCGCTGGTTCTAGCGGCGTGGCTGGTTTAGCGCAAAGTTTAGCCGCGGCTGGCAACCAACAAGCAAGGCAAGCTTCTTTAAATATTGCTCAGCAAGAAAGACAAAACCAAATGGCGTCTCGTGGAGAGGCTGGTAGAATACAACAAATGCAATTAGGCGAAGCTTCTAGACTTGATCAATTAAGAGCTGGTGAAACAGCAAGACTACAAGGCATGACAGCTCAAGAAGCCGCTAGAATAGATCAGCTACAAAGAGGTGATAAAGGTAGAATACAGCAATTGCAAATGGGTGAAAGAGCTAGACTACAAGGTCTTACTGCTCAAGAAGCCGGTAGATTAGACCAACTACAAAGAGGCGAAGCTTCAAGGCTTCAAGGGTTAAGCGCTTCAGAACAAAGCAGATTAGATCAACTTATGGCTAGCGGAGCTTTTCAGGTAGACATGCTAGATCGTAAAGGCCAACAGTATGTTGAACAGCAAAACATAAACAGAATAACAAACATGTACGGCTTAAGCGCTAGCAACTTAGCTTCGTCTACCGCGGTAAGTCAAAGTACTCCAAGCGGAGCTGGTGATTTGTTGACAGCATTTGGAAGTGCGGCGAGCGAAGGAGCTTTTGACAAAGGAAGCTTTTTAAGCAATTTATTTAGTTAATATATTATGGCAGAAGATAAAGACAAAAAAGGAAACGAGCTTTTAGGTCAAGACTTTCTTGGCGATATGCAGAAAAACGTTGACAGCATGCCAACCGCTGGTTTGTTTGATAAACTAGCTAAGCTTGGAGCACAACAAAGATTACAACCTTTAGCAGATCAAAAAAGGTTTGAAAGCGGCTATAAGCCTCTTCTTAAAATGGTAGAAGATGCCGAAGACAGAGTTACAGCTGGCATGCTAGCGCACAAGCTAGCTAATCCTGACATAGACGATTCAAAGCTACACGGTGGCGTTGGTGATTTAGTCACTAGTACTATGACTGAAAACAACGCTAGATTTAAAGAGTTAAACAGGCAGTTGGCGTATATGTCGCCTAGAAATCCTAAGTATGCTGATTTAGTAGCTGAAATAGCAGATATAAACAAAAACTCTTTAGGCTTACGTGATCAAAACGCAAAACTCATGGAAATAAAAAACACCATGAACGACGCTAACTTTAACCTTGAAGAAATGTCTAAGGGTAACGCTCCGGGTGTTAAAAACATGTACTCTGACATCCAGCAAGGTGTATCAGATAATTTTCAAACTATAGATGGTAAACTTTATTGGGTAGATCCTAATCCTGACATTGCCGATGATGATCCTGATAAAAAAATATCTATAGAGTCAATTAAAGCAGGAACGCCTGAAATGACTTATGGCGCGGCTTTTGACTCTCACAACAATATATTAGCAGCTGTTTCTGATATGTCAGCAGAAAGCCCTAACTACGATCAAAACATGCATTACCAAGTTAACAATATGTTTAGCGATCTTGGTCAAGACGGTGTTAAGTCGTTAATATTTGATTCTGAGCATAGCTTAGAAGATGATGAAGGAAACTTAGTAGGCTACAGCAAAAACGGAGATATGTTTAACACTTCAAACTGGTTTAATAAGTTTTACGAAGATTTAGGGGTGACAGATCCAAATGAAATGATAGACGTTAGGCAAGCTATACAAAAAAATGGTGTTAACCACAAAATAACAGGTGCTGACGGTAAAGAAAGAAAAGTAATTGATCATTTTAGAAAGTGGTATACTGACGAGCTTAAAAAAGTTGAAAAGTCTGAAAAAGGTAAACCTAAGCCCGTGACCACCTTAAACGAGTTTCCAGGTGAAGAAGAATCAGGAGGTAATGGTGGAGAAGGTAGCGATATAACGCCAATCCCAATAGATATAACTGAAATAGCTCCACCTAAAATAGAAGGAACTGAAATTTACCAAGGTCAAACAGGAGGTGGCGACAACTACGGAATTGCAACTAGTCCTTTTGCTGGTATAACTCAATACGGTTGGGCCCCTGGAACTGACCCTGAGAATAGAACAATGAGTGTTGATAATCACCTTTTTGACTACGGCAGCGGTAAATACGTCACAGGAACTTTAAACAGAGAGTACGGCGATTATGGGTTTAGGTTTGAAACAAAAACTTGGGAAGGTTCAAAAGGCGATCAACTAACAGTATACTACGAGCATCCTACTTTAGGCGTAACTAAAGAGGAAGTATTTGAGTTTGACAACATGAGTGATACTAAAGACGAAGATCAGGCAAAAGCTCTTCAAGACTGGATGCATCAAATGATTGGTTGGAATCCTAGCAAATAAACTCTAGCATGAATAATATACAGCATTTATACAAAGCTTTAATAGAGAGCAATCTTTTAAACATATCGTTTGATAAGTTTTCTCAGTTTTACGAAAACGACAAGTACAAGCAAAACGTTTTTTCCGCTGTTAAAGAAAAAGGTTTGTTTGACGGAGACTTTGAAAGGTTTTCAAGCATGTATAGTTTGCCTAAAGTAAAACCTGGCGTTGACAAAGATGGAAACGATATAATGATTGGCGGTGAAATTAGTCAAGAGAAAAACACTTGGATAGAAAATACTTTTGGCAAAAACACTGTAACAGATTTTGTAGGTGACTTGTATAGATCTGGTAAACAAGGTTGGGCCGCAGGGCAAAGCGTAGATGAAGCTTTAGAGTTATACAAAAAAGGTAGAAACTTATCTACAGAAGATCTACAAGCTTTTTTAGATGCTAACAAGCGTATGCAAGAAGCTGGTGTTACGGATGAAATGCTTAACTACCAGAAGATGTACGAAGAAAATGGTGGTGGTATGTGGGGCGCTGTAAAAGCTTTTGCTGCAAATCCTACTATAGCCCCTGCTGTAATCGTAAGTTCTATATCTCAAATGATTTCTTCTGCTGAAGACTCTGAAGAAGTTCTTGGTATGGCCGCTTTATCTTCAGGTGCTGGTGCTGCCGCGGGTGCTGCTATAGGTTCTACAGGTTTTTCACTTGGACCTCTTGGTGCTTTAACCACGGCCGGCGGTGCAGTATCTGGGGCTGTTGGTGGTTTCTTTGGTGGTCTTACCGGTGTAATGGAAACTGGTAACACTTTAGCTCAGCTATTACAAGAGGAGATTGGTGAAGGTGTAGAGATGACAAAAGAAAATGTTAGAGCTATACTAGAAGACGCTGATAAGTTTCAAGATTTAAAAGATAAAGCTGTAGCTAGAGGTTTAACTATAGGTGCTATTGAAGGTGTAACAGCTGGCCTATCAAGAGGTATAGGTGCTGTTGCCGTTAAAGGAGCTACTACTATTGGTAAGAGCGGTAAAAAAGTTCAAAAAGCCTTAACCGCAACGCAGAAAGGTAGACTAGCAAAACAAGTTGCCGCGCTAGAGATGACAGCAGGTGCTGGTGGTGAAGCTTTAGGGCAAAAGGCCGCTGGGCAAGAGCTAGATGCTAGTGAAATATTTTTAGAAGGTATAGCTGAAGCTAAAGGTGTTGCAAACGTTGCTGACATACTGGCTAAAAGATCTTACACGTTAAACGGTGGCGCTGCAACTAGAAAAGATATAGAAAGCTTTTTAAATAACGAAAACGTATCAAACGAAGATAAAGCTAAAGCTAAGATAGAGGTTATTGGCGACAAGTCTTTAAAAACTTTTGTTGATCAAACTCAAGGCAAAGCAATAGCAGACTCTCAAATAGATTCTAAAATAACAGATAAAGCTGATAGAGAGGCTTTAGTTGAGCTTGAGCAAAAACGAGTTGATCTAAATAAAAAAGCAGAAAAGAAAGGTATAGAAAAAGTACCTAATGCTGCAGAGCAACTTGCTACGGTAGAAGCTGAAATAGAGGCTATTATAGGTAAGTACGAAGGCGCTGTAGAAATAGGTAAATCTGAAGGCGCTCAAAAAGTAAAAAGAGCTAGGTTAGATATACTTAAAGACGAAATGACCGGTAGGGTTAAAAAAATGAAAGCCTACAAAGATATGGACATCGATACCTTTGAAGGAAGTATAGATGAAATTGTAGAGCAATACACTAACAACTTAGTTGAAAACGCTAACTACGACATACAGGTTTTAGAGGCAGAGCTTAAAGGTTATCAAGAAAAAGGTGATACAAAAGCTATCAAAGAAGTTCAAGAGATAATAGCTGACCGTCAAGAAACACTTGAAGACGCTGCTAAAGGTTTAACGCGAGACGAAAAAGGTAAAAAAATAAAAATATCTGAAGCTGTTAACGCTGGTACTTACGGTATGCTTCTCGAAGACAACACTACGGGCAAGTTAACGATGGTGTTAAGTAATGAGGCAGATATTACTGATGAAGGCGGATATGTTAATGTAGCTGCGCACGAGTTTTTACATGCTGCTTTACGTAAAACGTTCTTTAAAAAGTCTGACGTTGTGGCCGGTATGACTGAAGCAAGAGGCGCTGGTATACAAACTGGGCAAAAGCTTATTAATCATTTACTTGAGTCTGGCGAGGTTGATTTTCTTAATCAAATCAAGTCTAGGTTAAAAGCTTATGGCGCTGTAGACAAGAACGGTAAAATTAATTTAACAGAAGACTTACAAGCGCAAGAGGTTTTAAACCTACTCTCTGACTCAATGGTTAACGAAATATACAAAGCTGAAAACGAAGGTTTCTTCGTTAAGCTTGGTAATATTATATCAGAGCAATTGCAAGGCTTACTACCTGACAGCTACGCTAAAAAACTACAGTTCAAAGACGGTAAGCAAGTTTTTGACTTTGTTAAAACTTTTGGCAAGGCTGTAGCTGGAGATAAAGCCGCTGGTAAGATAATAGCGAGGGCTGCTAGAGAAGGTGTTGACGTAGGTCCTATTAAAGGAAAAGAAGGCGCTAGAGCTACTGCTCAAAAGTCATCTGTAATACAAGAAAAAGTTGACGGCTTTGCGTTAAATGAAGACGGCTCTAAAATGACTAAGCAAGAGTACGACGACAAAGGCAGCGTCGATGCTTACATGTACTTAGTAAGCGATCAAAACTTAGACCCTTTAATTAATAAACAATTAGTAAAAGCTGGTATAGATATTAGCGCTACAGATGCTAACGTAAACGGCGTGCCGTTAGAAGAATTTCAAGAGCGCGTAAGAGAGTTATTAATTCCAGACATATTAGGTTTTGACCCAGGTAAAGAAACCACTAAAGATGGCAAGTTTGGTTTATCTGGACACATAAACAGTCGTATAGCTTTTAGAGTTGGTGATGCTGCTAAAAAAGCTAAAAAACAAGTTGCAGCAAGCTCTCTTGATAAAGACGTAAGTGGTGACGGTAAAATGACGGCAGCTGACTTTATAGCAGATGAACAAGATGCTATGATTGAAGATTTTGAAAATCAAGATCAAAGTATATTTGCTGAGCCAACAGAAGAGCGTGGCGTTGTAAAGTCTGAATATAGACAAAAACTAAAAAGAAAAGACGGTAAAAAGTTTATTGCTGAACAGCAAGAAGAAGACATAAGACAAGGCGTAAGAGATATAGTTAAGTCTCAAAAGACTGAAATATCTGAAAAAGACTTTATGCTTAAGTTTGAAAACAATGTTAAGAAGAAAATGAAAAACATTGTGCAGCAAGCTATGGGTAGCGGCAAAAGCTTTATTGACTTTGTTTACGACAACATTGACGTTATATTAGAATATTCTACAATACAAGATCTTGTTGCTATGGAAAGACTTGTTGGCCAAAAGTTTCCTGAAGGCAAAAGAATATTCAGTGTTATAGTAAAGAAAAACATAAGCCCAACAGAGGTTGACAACGCTATAAACAAGGGTAAAATAAAGCCTGACGTTGGTAGAAACACTGGTCCTGATCTATACGAAAAGCGTAAGCCAACGAAAGCGGAGGTTGAAGCTTTCTTTTTAGGTAGAACGTCTGACGGTCAGACAATGGCTGAGGTATTAAACTACGAAATAGGTAGATCAACAAGAGGTACTAGAAAAGATGGTTTGTCTCGTATGATGATTTCTACACTAGCCCTTGATGCTGTAATGGAAACAGTTCAAGAGCCAGCGGTTCTTCAAGAAGCAATGATATTTTCTCCTAACATAGATATTGAAGTTCAACTTCAAGACTTGGCTAGAAAAGTAAATAGAGGTATTAATACTCAATTCTCTCTTTCTTCTACACAAGAAACACAAGCGTTAGAGCTAGTAAAAATGTTTAGAGTAGACGGCATGCAAAGCGCTAACGTCAAAACGTTTGTACAAGGAATAACTAAAGACAAAGATCTTATAGTAGGTCACGCTATACGAGAGTACTTGAAAAGAAGACAAGAAAACTACACTAAAGTGTTTAAGCTACCTAACGTAGCAGAAGAATATGCTAAGCTAAGAAACAAAAAAGGTAACAAAAATAAACCCGCACATAAAATACTAGAAATATTAGTTATCAATAATTTAATTGAAGTAGCTAAAGGAAATAAAGACATAAAAGCTTTAATGAAAAAACCTAGAGAAGGTGGTCTACCAGATATGTGGTTAGAGTTTCCTGGCGGTGTTAAGATAGGCTTTGAAGTTAAAGGAGACTCTGCTAGAGGAGTATCTAACTCTTATCAATGGGACTTGTTAAGCGACTCTGCTTTGAAAACTCCGCAAGAAGTTTTTAACCCTGACGTTGTAAAAGAACTATATGACAAAGCTAAGCCTATACTAAAAGAAATGGCTAGCCTGCTTGGTTTAAAAGAGTTTAACAGTAAAACTACTATTACTAAAGCTCAATGGGAAGTTATAAAAAACGCTGGGTTAGCAGCAAAACTTTCTAAAACTTTTAAAATAGTTAGCGGTGAGTGGGTTTCGTTTGCTTACTTAAACAAATCAATTCCGTCTCAATACATAAACATGGGTTCTGCTGGGCTTTTTCACCTAGGCGACACAGACGTTTTAAACTTAAATACTAAAGGAATTAACGATGCCGTTATACCTTTAACTATAAGAATGTCTAGATCAAGCACTGGAAAGCTTATATTAAGAGTAGAACCTCAGCTAAACGCCGCTGCGTTTAAAAAAGCTAAATTAAACCTTTTTATAAAGCAAGACGCTAAGCAGATGGCTACGACAGCTAATGTTAGAGCACAGCTTTCAAAAGGTAGAGCTAAAAACCAAACAACAATTAACGAAGCTCACAATAAAGCTAGACTGATAAACTCTGACACTGAAGCTAAAGGCATAAGCATATTTGACTTTGACGAAACCGTTGGTGTGAGCGAAAACTTTGTAATCGCAACTAAAGGTAAAGAAACTAAACGTATAGCTTCTGATGAGTGGCCGTTTGTTGGCGACGTGTTAGCTAGCGAAGGCTGGAACTTTGACTTTACAGACTTTAACAAGGTCACTAAAGGTAAGCCTGGCCCGTTAATGCAAAAGCTTAAAAATCAAATAAAAAAGTATAGCGC